GTATGGTCTAATTTAATTAACGTGTTTACTCATTAAAATACAATAGAAAAATAAAAGCTCCAAATTTCTTTGGAGCTCTTGTAAAATTTGTATTTCTTAGTAATTCAAGATACAATAATCTGGTTGTACTTCAACTGTAATGTTTACTGGTGTTCCATCATCATCCCAGTTATAATCACCGAAATTAGCACTTGTAATAACAGCTCCTTTAATGATCCATTCAGAAACGATATCACCTACAGGTCCGATTACGTTGAATTTGATATCTTTTTTATAGAAATCAGAGTATCCATCTCTACCTGTTACTGACTCATGACCTAAACGAACCCATTCCATTACTGCTTGAGCTCCACTTGGTGTGATTGACTCATACATTGTAAATGTTATAGTGTTCCAAATTGTTTTTCCTTTTACATAACGTTGAACGTTAATATGGTTAAGAGCAACTGCAGTTTGTGTTAACGATACAGCACTTACACCTTTAACCAAATATGATGGAATGCCATCCATATAAAGGATAAAACGGTTACTTTGTTTAGGTTCAAACGCCGTGTAAAATATTTCGTTTGGATTTAAAATTGCCATTTTTTATTATTTTAGTTTCTTTTATTATAAATATTAAATATTTCTATTTTTTATCCAGGAAATTCAGCTCCTGTTGGTTGTAAGATAAAATCTAGAGATATAAATTCAGCTGTGCGTGTTGGTTGGATATAAATTTGTCCTACTAATTGATTTTGATCAATTACTGCTGGTCCGTTATTTGAATCATCCATAACAACTTTATAAGCATATAATCCTTGTTTTTGTTGGATTCCTTCTAAGAATGGAGATACTCTAGCTATAAATGAATTTCTTGTAGCAATTGTATTTTGTTCAAATACTACTGTATCAGCAATTTGACGGATATAATTTTTCAATTCAATCATCAAACGTCTTACATTCACACGATCAAGAGCTGATTGAGATTTTTGTAATGTTTTTTGTCCGTATACTACAACACCTTGTTTAGGTAATGTTGCAATTGGATTGATATTATTTGAATATAATGTATCTCTGTTTCCTTGTGATAATTTTAATTCAGCTTGTAATACTGTGTTTAATCCACCTCTGTTAATACCTGCTGGTGCGAACCATGGAGCAGATACTTTATCATTAAATGCATATACACCTGGTATTACTGTTGAAGCTGGTACCCAAACATGTTTTCCTGTTGCTGGATCAATGATACGAACCCAAGGCCAGTATGTAGCAGCATATGAAGTATCTCTTGATTGAGCTTCTGTTACTGCTTCTCCTAATGTACTTCCAAATACACCTAAATCAGTTACATATAAATTATCTCCTCTAGAGATTGTATTAGTAATAATACTAGTTATTTGTGATGTATGAGTATCATTTAATAATCCAGGAGTAAATAATACGTTAAATTGGTATGCTTCTGCATTACTCAATAATGTAATCATATTATTGTAACTAGCACCAATTAAACCTTGTGTATTAGTTGAAATATTATTATATAAATTAATTGTATTATTTACAGTACCACCAGCATTGAAAAATGAACCACCTGATGATCCACTTCCATTTAATGGAATAGATGCTGTGTAAGCATTTACTGCAACTCCATTTGCATCAAAATAATTTGGTGTGTTATAATTAACAGCTTTAACACGAACATATCGTGAATTGTTTGGATAACTTCCTGACAATTCCATTTGTTCTGTTGATGGATTATAATTTAATGTTTGATCACCAATTACTTTAGAAATATAACGAGATGAGTTTGGATCTAAATTAACATTGTTAAATGCTTCTAAAACAACTTTATTAGATGTTATATCATTACCTCTTCTAACTAATACATTAAATGTACCTGATCCTGTGTTTGAGTTTGTGACTTCCCAACGAACATTATCATTTGAACCAGAATTTAATGAACCATTAGTTCCTAAAGTATTTGAACCACTATTATTCATAATAATACCTTTAGAAAGTGTTTCTAAGGTAAAAGATGAAGAAGCAACGTTTAAATAGTTAGGAATTACTGTACTTTGTGCTGATGTCCAATTAGCTGATTCAGTTACTACTCTAGCTACCAATAATGAAGTACCTCCATAATTAAAGTAATTATAAGCTGCAATTGAAGTAAGGTATGAGTATGAATTACCTCCACTGATAAAAGTATCTCCAAATAATGTTTGGAAATCAGAATATGAAGTTATTAAGGTAGGTACTTCAACAGGACCTTTCACCGTTGGACCTATAATAGCAGCACCTGCTTGAACAGGTTGACCTGTTAAGTATGTGTTGTCTATTTCACTAATTGCTACTCCAGGAGAAGTTGTAAAATTTGCCATTTTATGTTTTTATTATAAATATTGATAGTTTCTCTAAAATATATTATTAAGCTGGAAATGTTGCACCTGTAGGTAATATATTGAAGTCTAATACAATAAATTCAACTGTTTTGGTTGGTTGAAGATAAATTTGTCCTATTAACTGATTATTGTCAACTACATTTGGTGGGTTATTTGTTTCATCCATTATAACTCTATAAGCTATTAATCCTTGTTGTTGTTGAACAGAAGCTAAATATGGGTTAATAGCAGATAAGAAGTTATTTCTTGTAATTGTATCATTTTGTTCAAATACAAATGTATCAGCTACTTGAGAAATATAAGATTTTAATTCAATCAATAAACGGCGTACATTTATACGATCTAAAGAACTTTTTCTTTTTTGTAATGTTTTTTGTCCGAATACTACTACACCATTTGTTGGGATTGTAGCTATTGGGTTTATATTTGCTTGATATAATGTATCTCTATTACCTTGAGTTAATACACGTTCTGCTTGTGTTGAAGTTGTTAAAATACCTCTATTTATACCAGCAGGTGCAAACCATGGAGCAGCAACATTATCATTAAATGCATATATTCCGGGAATCATAGTAGATGCAGGTACCCAAACTTGATTAGCGGTATTTGGATCAACTGTTTTTACCCAAGGCCAATATGTTGCAGCATATGAAGTATCATATCCTACAGTATTTGTTAATACTTGAGAAATTGGTGAATTATATTTTGATGAATCAAATACCACCATCATATCTCCTCTATTTTGAGCTGTAGTGATCATTGAATTAATAGCACTGAATGAAGGGGATCCTATATCAGACATTAATCCAGGGGCAACTAATAAATTGTAACTAAATGCATCTTTATTAGCTAATAATGAAATAGATTCAGTATATGCACTAGCTGAAATCCCTTGAATATTGGTTGATGTTGTTATAGTTTCATAGTAATTTGCTACAACACCTGTTGGGACATTTTTTCCAACTGCACTTCCGAAAGAACCACTTGCTTCAATTGGAATTGAACCAGTATATTGTGGTTTTGGATTACCAATATTATCGAAATAATTAGGTGTGGTTTGATTTACTTGTTTAACACGTACGTAAGCCGAGTTATTTGGGTAACTACCAGATAATTGAATATAATATTCTCCAGCATCACTAGCTACATTTTCAACTTGATTACCAATTACTTTTTCAATGTAATCTGCTGAGAATGGATCTAAAGATAATGGACCCCATGTTTCTAAGATTGAAGGGGTTACTGAACTATCATTACCTTGGCGAATTAATAAATTAAATGTACCTGAACTAGTGTTAGCATTTACAATTTGCCATCTAAAGTTATCAGCTGAACCACTTAATAGAGTTCCAAAATTACCTTCAGGGCCTGTACTATTCATTATAACTCCCTCAGAGATAGTCTCTAACACAAATGGATTTGTATTATAAGGAGCACCAGCAGCATGAGCAGATGATGAAATGAATGAAGAGGTTGCTGATGTAAAATTTTCACCTACTACTCGAGTTACAAGTAATGAAGGTCCACCATTATTAAAATAATTGTAAGCAGCAATAGAGGTAAAATAAGTATAGGTATTACTTCCACTAAGGAAAGTAGCACCAAATTTATTTAAATAATCTGTATATGTTGTTACTATTGTAGGGATACCTACTTTACCTTTTACAGTTGGTCCTATAATAGCAGCACCTGCTTGAACAGGAGCTTGAGTTATAAATGATTGATCATTTTCTATTGCTAATACACCAGGTGATACAATTGTTTCTGCCATTGTAATGATTTATTTTATTATAAATATGGTGTACTTAAAACCAAATTAATTTATTGGTGTAATTTCACCAGTCTTCGAATCAATATTTAATTTATATAATTTAAAGTTATTTCTTCTAGAGGATTAATATCTTGAATAGCTGTTAAAGTTATTATATTTTGAACAGAATCAATGCTAAACATAGCATTAGGTATTTTACTTGAATTTATCCAACTTGCATGCCCTAAAAATACCATCAATCCCTTAGAATGTGCATATGCAAATCTAATTAATTCAGGAGGACAGTCATTTCCTGGTGGAAAATTTATTCCTATAGATTGGGTAATTATTTGGTCTTTTTTAATAAATTCATTAGTAAATAAACCCCACCCATGTATGGGTGATTGTTCAATACTTAAATCACAACTTATTAATTTCATATATTTTAATATCCATTACCCCAAGCACTTCCTGTATTTGTTAGCCCCATAGACATTAATGTAATGCTACTACCTAATGATGAACAAATAGTTTTAATACCGTTAGTTTCACTAATATTATTAAGGTTTAAAAAATTACCGGCCATAGTACCATTTAATATTATAATTCCAGAACCTATACCATCTTTGACTTTAACTATTTCAACACATCTACCTGCTGAGCTATTTAAAAAATTAGTTATGTTTAAATTTCCTTCTCCAGTAGGAGCAATACCTTCTGTATTATCTATTATTAATATAATATCATCATCAGCTTGAATAGATGATGAAGGAGCTGTGTCATAATCGGCATCAGTTAATGTTACAGTTCTATATCTTCTAACTCTAGAGCCACTAGTGGTTAAAGTACTAGTAATACTTGTAGATCCTGTTATTTGAACCAAAGAACCAGAAGCATATACTAGATTTGAACGTGATGATGAAGTAGCACCATTTCCTATAATAAATGCTGTAGCATTAGATGAGGATATGTTATAACTACCCATTACATGTTGGTAATTTCCATTAGCTACAGTTCCTAGACCCTCAGCATGTGCATAAGAAGCATTTCCAGAAGCTGTAGTATATTGTCCTTCAGTATGGGATCCTAACCCCCCAGCAAGAGTAGATTCACCTTCAGCATGAGCCCAACCTACTATAGCTCTAGTAAGAAATCCTTCAGTATGGGCATAGGAATTAGATGCAAGAGTTAATCCACCCTCAGCATGAGAATAATCTCCAGATGCTGTAGAATAACGTCCTTCGGCATGACTTGCCTCTCCAGAAGCTATAGTATCACGCCCTTCTGCATGTGAATAAAGTCCAGTTGCTTTTGTTGAACATCCTTCAGTATGTGAATATTGACCTGATGATGTAGTGTCTTGACCACTAGCATATGAAAAACCTCCAGCTGCTTGAACACCATTACCGTGTTGGAAACTCGCTATATTATAATTAAATCGAAATCCACTATTTGCTCCAAATGCACCTCCGGCATTGTATTGAATATATGTATCTAAGGGGGCAGGATTAGCACTAGAGGTAGAGGCAAAAGCATTAGAAGAGGTATAATAAACAAGTCCTGTAGAAGTATTATAAGTTAATACATTGTTTTGTGATGTATTAGTTAATCCGTTTATAGCTACAGAGCCAGTTACAGTTAATGATCCTGAAAGAAGAATATCGTAGGCCTCAGCACCTGTAAACGCATCTACAGATTGTGAAACGTGCCACGATTCAATAGGGAAATTTTGAACTACTTCATCCGTGGTAGGGATAAATATCTTTTTTAATACTTTTGCCATCTAATATATTTTATTATAAATATGGTGTTATTTAATTCAATTAATCTATCACCGTAATCTCACCTGTTTCAGGGTCAATGTTAGATTTACCATATTTTTCAAATACAGCTTTTGTAAATTCTTTTTCTTTCTCAGCTAATTCACTTAAGAAAGTTTTTGCTGCATTGTGGCGGTTCTCTAATTGAAGTTTTACTAGTTCAATTTCTCCTAACTCACCAATAAGTTTTTGAGTGTTTGTTTGAATTTCTTTCAAACTTGTTTTTTCCTCGTCTGTTAAGAACTTTTTGTCTGTAACTGTTTCCATTTTTATTTTGTTTTTATTTGTTTACTATTATTCAGGTATAGATCCTGTAACTGGGTTATTGCTAAATGGTGGAGGTAAAGTTACATCAATTGGATTGATTTGCAACTCTATCTGATTTGTTAAATTTTCTTGCATAGCAGGAACATCCAAAACTTCCTCTAACCATCCAACTACTTGTTCTTTAGTCAAGTCTGGGTATGAGGTAAAGTCCTCTGGGGTTGGTTCTCCAACTCCTGTTGCACCATACATTTCTGCAAAGTATGTTGTTTCTGTTGATCCAGATGTTGCAGGTACGATGTCTGTTGCATTGTATCTCCAGTGTACTGTTTGTACAACATCTGTCATTTCACCTTCATGAATTTTACAATCCATAGCGGATATTATCCAATTAAATTCCATAGTTTTATTTTATTATAAATATTAAATATTTGGTAAAAATAATTCAGTAACAAAACTGTTTATATCATTATATGTTATATTATTAATAGGGCATGATAAATCAAACATTATAACTCCTTGATCAGTTCCTATATGTGCTTGAGTATCCGAAATAATTTCTGAGAAGACAAGTTCTTCTCCAAGTTCAAATTTTTGAAATTGAAATGTTCTTTTATTAAAAGTAAAACCATTTTGTATTTTTTCTATATTATTCATAATTTTTATTAATTTTAATATTATTCGTAACTAATTAAAGAAGCATATGATGAACGTGATGTTACTGTTGTATTTCCATTCTGCATAGCAATCAATAAATATAAAGTTTGGTTTGTTGCAAGAGTAAATGTTGTTAAAGCATTTGCTGAGTATGATAAATCTGAGGTTAATATGTTTGTAGCTGTAGCAACTTTAAAGTTTGAACCAACTTTTGTTAATTGTCTTATATGTCTACCTGTTACTTGGGTTGTGGTTATTTGACCTGTAGCTAGTAATGTAGCTCCAGTAAGGGAGTTGGATGTATTGAAATAAACTCGGGTTGTTGTAGTTGTATTACTAGGTGTTGGTCTTTCAAGCATCCATGACAAATCCATAACACAGGTTGTAGGGAATGTGTTAGCGGGGATTATAGTAGCGTTTGAAATTGTATTTGTTGTACTATTAGAAATTAATATTCCATCACTTGTTTGGATTGCTATAGCTTTAACATTTGGGATTGAACTATCCGAAACCCATCTTGTACCTGTAGCTGTAGAAGATAAAATTTGTCCAGAAGTACCAGGTAAATTACTAGAATCATAAAAGGCTCCTTCTACACGTAAATTTCCTACAACGTGTAAAGTTTGAGAAGGATCAGTTGTCCCAATACCTACTCTACCATTTCCTTGTACACGCATGATAGGGGAATATCCACCACCATTATGAAGTGTATAGTCTAAAATACCGTAGCTTGTAAATGATGCTTCCTGTTGAACAACATCACCTAACCATAAAGTACCTTGGTTTGATCCATATATTGAACCAATTGTACCTGCAACATTTAATGTTCTTGATAAACTTGTTGTACCAATACCAATTTTACTACTATCTTCATATATTATAGAATCCCCAATAGTTGTACCACTTGTAAATTTAGGGATATATTTTATTGTACCTGAAATACTAGCAGCATCTCCTAATAGTTTCCATGCTCCCCATGTATTATTTGATCTTACTCGAGTGTATACTAAGTTAGCTGTATTTCCTGAACCGAATGAGGTTGCTGTTTGATGCACCCAGTCAGTACCATTTGTATATGTTTCAACGGTTATCCAAAACCAACCAGAAGTAGGGGAATTGGTCAGGCCATCTCCATTATAGAAACCTGCAGTGGTTAAATTATTTAAATCACCACTACTATAACTTATAGCTCTAGTATATTGGAATTGATTAACCAATGCTCTACCACCTACTTCTAAAAGTTGAGATGGTGTTGTAACTCCAATACCTACTTTACCATTGTTTAAAATAGACATTGCTAGAGTACCAGCAAATATATCATTACTACCGGCATTAACCCAGAAACGCATTGCTTCACTATGATCATATGCCATTCCACCCCACTTGGTTGAATTACTATTAAAAATAAGACCCGGATATGTGGCTGATAGGGTCATTGTTTTATTCCAACCACCAGTACCAGTACCTCCTCCTTGAACATATAATGGAGTGTTAGGGCCTGTT